GCAAACATTCTCTCCACTGAGATTCTTGCTGAGATCAACCGCGAAGTCATCAGAACCATCTACAAGGTTGCTGAGCAGGGTGCTGTTTCTAACGTTGCATCTGCTGGTACTTTCGACCTTGACATCGACTCCAACGGTCGTTGGTCTGTTGAGAAGTTCAAGGGTCTGATCTTCCAGATCGAGCGCGATGCTAACGCGATTGCACAAAGAACTCGTAGAGGAAAGGGCAACATCATCCTTTGCTCCGCTGACGTTGCTTCTGCACTCACCATGGCTGGCGTTCTGGATTACACCCCAGCACTCAACGCTAACCTGACTGTCGATGACACCGGCAACACCTTCGCTGGTACTCTGAACGGTAAGTACAGAGTCTACATCGACCCATATGCTGCAAACCTGGCAGGTGGTAACACCGCAACTGCTTCCGGCAACCAGTACTACGTCGTCGGTTACAAGGGTACTTCACCTTACGACGCTGGTCTGTTCTACTGCCCATATGTACCTCTGCAGATGGTACGTGCAGTTGGAGAGGACACCTTCCAACCCAAGATTGGCTTCAAGACCCGTTATGGTCTGGTTGCTAACCCATTCGCTGAGGGAACAACTCAAGGCAGTGGCAGACTTCTGGTTAACCAGAACCGCTACTACAGAAGAGTTGCAGTTAAGAACCTCATGTGATATAATTTCCTTACGTGTGAAGGAAGTGCAGGAGGGGTCTTCGGACCCCTCTTTTTTTATCTAAATATATAATAAAACCTTTTTCATGAAAAGTTTTTCATCTTTTCTAAAAGAATCTCCAACTAACTCAGTTGGTGCCAATGGATATACAAATGCTGCTGCAGCGGCAGGGCCTGTTGCAGGATTTGATAAAAAGGTTTGGAATTATGCATTATCACAAGATTATCAAACTCCAGGAGAATCTGGTCTTGCTAAGTGGAGATTTTCAAACATATATCCAGTAGAGAAACTTACTTTAGACGGCATCGATAAAATGGTGCAAGCATCTAAACAATTTGTGGATATTCAAGATGATAGAAATGCACAGAGAGTAAGAAAAAATTTTTCATCTTTTAGAGAAGATCTTGTAAAGAGGGTAAATCAATGACTAGGAGTTCATATACAAGACAGATTCAGAATAGAAATTATCTTTCTGCTGTTGGATTTAAGTTTTCAATTTCTAGAGCTCCAAAAATCTCTTTCTTTGGAAATTCTATTAATATTCCCGCAGTTTCGATGGGAAATGCGACTCAACCCACTTATTTGAAAGATATTCCAATTCCTGGAGATAAGATGGAATTTGAAGATCTTAGTGTAAGATTTTTGGTTGATGAAAATTTAGAAAATTATATGGAAATTCAAAACTGGATGAGAGGTCTTGGTTTTCCAGAAAGTCTTCAAGAAATTCAAGATCTTCAAGATCAAAGAAACTTGGAGTATGCCAATAGGACTGAAATGATGAACATATATTCTGATGGTGTTCTTCAGGTCTTAGACAGCACTCAGAATCCACAGTTCCAAGTTAGATTTAAAGATTTATTTCCAACCTCCCTTTCAAGCTTGACATTTGATGCCACCGATACTAACGTTGAGTACTTTACAGCAGAGGTAACTTTCAAGTATACTATCTACAATGTCCTTGACATGAAAGACAAAAAATTATGAATTTTAATCTTGAATCCATTCAAGAGATGTGGGAAAAAGATTCAAAAATTGATCCAGACAATTTACACGAAGAATCTATAAAGATCCCATCTCTTCATGCAAAATATCATGAACTTTATAATACAATCACTCTTCTACACAAGAAAGCAGAGCAACAGAAAAGAAATATAAGACATCAAAAATATGAATACTTTTCTGGAAAAGCAGATCCAGAAGTATATTTGGAGAACCCATTTCCTAAGAAAATTAGAGATAAGGATACCATGCAAAAATACTTAGACACAGACGAAAAAGTTTCTGAAGTTTCACTCAAGGTTGAATATTACATTGTAATGTTGAACTACATCGAGAGCATTCTAAAGCAATTG